TATTAAATAAAAAAACCGTACATTTGTTTCCCCATTGGTTTACATAACATATTAACTCATAAAATCTTTACATAATTAACAGAATAATAAAATGATCTAAATAGCAGATCTAAATAGCAGATCTAAATAGCAGATCTAAATAGCAGATCTAAATACAGATCCAAACACAGATCCAAACAGAGAACTAAACAGTGAATTAAACAGAGATCTAAACAGAGAACTAAACAGAGAACTAAAACGAGATAAAGTGTGTATAATGTGTATAACTATGTGGATAAATTAAACAGAAAAAATTAAAAAAATAATTCAAAAATATGTTGACAAAAATTCGACAAAATGCTATAATAAATATAACAAATAATAAGGAGGGATAAAAAATGAAAAAAGAAATAGAAATTGTAAAAGAAAATGAAATGCAATATGCTATTTATATTAATGGTGTATTATATACAAGAACCGGATCAATGTATACTGCTAATCAAATAAAAAAGAATTTAGAATTTATTTATCAATAGGAGGGATAATTATGAAAGTATCACATTTAGTTAAAATTATAACAAATGATTTGGATAATATTGAATTAGAAGTATATCGTGTTAAAACAACAAATGAACAGATTAAAAAATATAAAGTTATAATGGTTGATGAATGGAGGTATTAAAATTGGAAACAATTGAAAATATATTAATAGACTTAGGAATAAATCCAAGTAAAAAAGGTTTTAGGGATTTAGTAGATATAATTGAATATATTTACTATCAAGATTTTGAAAATATAAATATGATGGATTTGTATAATAAAACGAATGGGATCAGAACTGAAAGAAATTTAAGAACTTTATTTTCAGAAGTAAAAGAAAACTTAATTGAAAAAGGTTTTAATCAAAAGATAAGAAATAAAGAAGTTGTTTATTGGTTAGCATATTATGTATATAGTAAAATTGATTAGGAGGAACAAAAATGAACAAGAGAAAAAGAGAAATTATTGAAAATATATTATTAGGAATTGGAATTGTATTTATTTATGATTTTATATTTTTATTATGGTTTATTAAATAATTAATAAGGAGAAATAAAATGTTAAGTTTTTATATAAAAAGTAGAAGAATTGAGGTGGTTAAATGAGTAAATTTATTTGTGATACATGTGGAAAAGAACAAGATACATATCCAAGAAGCGTTAGCTCGAATGGAGAAATAACTTGTTGGAAATGCAGTAATTTAAATCTGTATAAAGAATATGAAGGAAGATTCGATAAATTAAAAAATGAAGTAAAAGATTATATGTTGGAAAAATATGATAATTTAGACGCGATATTTATAATAAATGGTTTTTTTGAATTTTTTGAGAATAGAGAAGAAATAGATGATTTTGATAGAAAATTAAATCATTTAAAAGAAGAGATAGATATATTAAGGGAGATATATTAGGATAGATAAAGAAGAGAATATAAAGAAATTAAATACATAGAATTAGTTTTAGATAAAAATTATATATCTCAGAAAAAAGATTATTGGAGGCAAACAATGAAAAATAAAATTATACAAGATATAATAAAAGAAAACATAGATGTAATAAAAATGAATTTACAGAAAAAGTATCAATGTGCAGATAAAGAATATATGCTTACTGGAAATAAAGATAGATTAAAAGAAATTTCCGAAATGCTATTTTATATTGAATATTTAGAAAAAAGAAAAGAATATAAAAATATTAATAAAACTAAAATTGTTTTAATTCCCGAGGCTAAAATAATATTTATGAATGATAAAAGAATATATCAGAGTAATTTTAAATTAGAAAATATTAAAGGAGCAAAAACGTTATGGAAGGAATAGTTTTCATAAAATTTCTGATATTAATGATAATACAAAGTTTATTTTTATATTTAATAATTTATTGTGACATATATAAAAAATACTACATAGAATATTATGAAATAGGAAAAGGAATAATAAGAAAAAAGATAAGAGCAAAAAGTATAACAGAAATAAATAGGAGATATAACAATATAATAGTAATAAAGGAGGAATAATTATGAAAAAAGAAAACAAGAAAAAGAGAGTAAATTGGTTTAGAGCTTTATGTTGTTTGCTATTTTGGATAATATTAGGAAAAGTATTTATAAATATTTGTTTAACAATTTCACAATTAATAATAACATTATAATTAAAAAGCTAGGCAATATGCCTAGCTTTTATAAAATAAAATTCTTCATAATATCATAAGTTATCGATTTAATTTTTTGATTTTGAAAACGTACATTACCCAATCTATAATTTTTAATAAAATTTTTCCAGCAAATAAAATTTTTAGCTGTTGAGTAAAGCAAAGTATTAGGTTTAAAATCGGATAGTGTAAGTGCGAAGCAATATCCTTTATTTCTTAGGTAAGTATCACAAACATAATATTTACCTAAATTTGTATCACGCCAAATTCCGTAAATAGTATTTTTATATAAAAACGAGAAAACAAAAGAAGCAGTTTGAGGTTTTTTTTCAATAAAATTATTATCAGAATACATAAATTTATTATCAATAGCGTAATTTTCATATTCTGTACCTTCGACTAATTTACCGAATTTAGTTTCTTTTTTAGCTTCACGATAAGGTTCATTTTTAATATAATTTACTAAAATTGTATTATCTTTAAAAGTAACAATATCAGAATTATAAGGAAGATGCAAATTAAAAAACATAAAATAAGGGTTTGCCAAATCTGTTGCGTTTGATAATATAAAAACTCTAACGTCATCAAGTCTAGCAATAGTTTCAATTAAACCTAAAAATGTCATAACTTCATTTTGTAGATAATAACCTTGCCCAGGTTCAAGAAAAGCTTCATCAAAGACAATATTTTTAACATTAGTAAAGTTTTTACTTTTTAATTTTTGAGCTTTAGTAAGTGGAATTGCATATCCTGCGGTTTCATTATCAATCTCAAATAAATTTCCGTTGACTTTAAAGTTTTTATCTTTGTATTTATCTTGATTTTTTATTTTTTCAAAAAATTCTGTTTTAGTTTCGTTAAGCTCGGACTTAAACCTTCTGATATATGCAAAACGATTATTTTTATTAATAAAGTCTGATGTACAAAAATCAGAAACAGAAAAAGTCTTACCAACACCACGTTCGCCAATTAGAATATTTAAAAAAGCATTAAAAGACAAGACCCTATTTAATTTATAATATTTAAATTCCAAAATTAAGACCTCCAAAATAAAAAAATGGGTAATAAAAAATAGATGTTTTATGGTTCACATAAATAATAAAATTAGGCACTTTTAAGTGGAATAACCCCAATAATATCTCATCTTTTTAATTTTTTATTACCACAAAATCATTTTAACACAAAAAAAGAATAAGGTCAAACCTTATTCTTTTTTCTGTTTTTTGTGGAACAATTATTGACCAGGTGTAATTTCTTCTTGTTCAAAAGCTTGTAATAAATATAAAGAATTCCAGAAGAAAACTCTAACTTGTTTACTTGAATTATCAACATTAAACCAAGTATTTAATTCTATTGTACCGTCTGTTTTAACTGTAATACTACATTGGTCAACCTTTTCAAGATTTTGTCCATAAGCAGTAAGACCGCAACAAATTAATGTAATATCTTTTGTTGGTCTTAATGGTGTATTAAGTAATTTAACTGTTCTATTTAATCCACCATTATCTGGGTTATTAATTCTTAATATTCCATAAAGCTTAAAAATTGATTTTGTATCATCATATGCAAGTGTTAGTCCAGAATTACCAAAATCACTACCGCAATTTTGACCATTTACAATATTTCCTGTGCTTGAATTAAAAAGCATAGAATTTTTTAAATTAAATTTATCTAATCCATTTAGTGCTTTTGTAGCATTTGTATTTGCATTTTGGGCCATAGATAAAGCTGAACTTGCATTTCCACTTGCTGTATTTGCTGTTTGTAATGCTGTTGCTGCATTTTGTTTTGCTGTATTTGCATTTTCGTTTGCGTTATTCGCAGCACTTAAAGCATTTGTTGCACTTGTATTTGCTCCATTTGCAGTTGTGTTTGCTTGATTTGCAGTTTCTAATGCTTGAGTTGCACTAGAATTTGCATTTTCTGCATTTGTAGAAGCACCAGTTGCTTTGGTATCGTTTGATTTCATTTGTGTATCAATTTTTGACATAGCACTATTGAAATCGCCAAGCCAAGATGGAACATCTGTATTAACAAATTGTGGTAACCCGTAATTTGGTGTTGTATTTGTTGAACTCATAATTTTATTCCTCCTTTTAATTTTAAAATTTATTTTAAGGCATTAAAATTGATTTTGCCGTAAAATCATAGTTATAAGCTGTAATTAATTTTTCATCATAATTTTGTGCTGTTAAATTTAAATCGTCATATTCTTGAGCTGTAATCGGATTTTCTTTATGGAAATTAGCTAATTGATTTATTACATCAGTAATTAAAGTATATTTACCAGTAAAAGGACTTATCATATACAAAAATGGAGTATATCCAAGTAATAACCTTGCGTATAAATCATATTGTCTTGCTGTAATATTTTTTTCGTCATAGTTTTCGGCTGTAAGTCCTAAGCTGTCATATTCAAGAGCAGTCAAGCCAAAATAACGTAAAAATCCGTATAAGTCATTTATAACTTTTTGTAAATTTTCTTTACTGCCATTTGTTGGATTGTACACTTTTATACCATTTGTTGCAATATCATCAATTAATTTTCTAATTTCAATCAATTCATTTTCTATTTTATTATATAAGCTTGTATTTGCATTTTCAATATATTCAAGTAAAAAATTTACTTGTTTTGAAATATAAGCAATTAAAGTATTATATAATTCTTCAATTTTATCATCTGTATATTTTTTTAATTCTTGATTTTGTGAATTTATTAAATCATTGATTTGACTGTCTTGTTCATCAACATAATTTTTTAAATTATTAATTGCTTCACTAATTAAAGCTTTAACATTATTGATATCTACTTGATTTAATTCTTCTTGTAATTCACATAGTTTGAAAAATAGCCAATATACTTGCTCTTCATATGTAAAACATTGTGAGTATACAGTTGGAATATACAAATTATTAAAATTATATGATTTTTTAAGTGTTAAATCACAATTCATAATAGCACCTCCTAAGATAATTTTACCATAATTTCATAAAAATGTCAGATAATTCGTGTATTATATCTTTATTAATTGTAATAATATTATCACGATAAAAGCCAATCATTTTTGCTGGTGTATCTAAGACACCTCTATTTCCAGTAACATGATTTACGGTATGTTCATTTCCAGAACTTTCTGAATTTGAATTTGTTGTGTCATTTGAATTTGCGGTTGCTTCTGAATTACTAGCACTTGAACCATATCTGCCAGATTTTACATCATCAAGCAACAATTCGCCTTGTGTTAAGTCAGAATTAAAAGTAAAGTCATTATTGTTTAAATTTGAATTAGAATTTGAAGAAGCATTACCTCTATTTTGAGCTTCACGTGTTAATTCTTCTGTATAGTCCATGTTCTTAAGTGGATCATATTCAATTGAATTTGAATAAATTAATGGTAGTTTTTGTTCCATAATTTCATTCATTCTAATTTTTGCATAATGTTTAAATAATGTAACTGTTTCTAACCCAATTTCACGCATGTAATAAAAATCTACTATTCTTTTTGCTAGTTTATCTTTAGTCCATAAACCAGCATTTTGAATAACTTGAATTTGTGACTTTAATAAAAAATCTTCTAAATTATATTGTTTGAACCAATTTTCTACTTCTGTTTGTGAATAAATACGGCATAGTTCACGAATTGTTAAATTAAATTGACCCGTTCCCATTAAAGTCACCTCCTTCAAAATCATCAATTTGTGATTTATAGTCTGTAAATTCTTGTTTAATAATATTATTAATATCAGAATTTAGAACAACTTCAATTTCTTTTTCGGGTTTAAATAATTTATTAAATTGTTCGCAAGCTTCTTTTCTTTGTTTCCAATAATATTGAAGATTGTAATTAATAAATTCATTATCTTTTTTACCTTCATCAGAAATAAGTCGTTCTGCTTTATCAACTAATATAGAGTTAACACCTAACGTTGTTAAAGCTTCTGAAAGTATCGCTCTTTTTTCATTTTCTAATTCTTCTATATGATTATTTACATTTAAATCGAATATTTTTATAGAATTAGAAGGGTCAAAGTCTGCTGTTGCAAAAATCATATTTTGATTATTTTCAACGTCCATCATAAATTTTTGCATACTTAATTTGTCTTGCTCGTTACAACCAATTATAAAAGGCTTTTTAATTAAATCTAAGTTTATGTCAATTGTTCTTTGAACTTTATATAATCTATATGCGAATAATTCCATTGCAATAAAAGTAGGTTGCATATCAATATTATTCATTACTAATATTGCTTCTTTTAAGTTATCATTTTGAATTCCATAAATTTTTGATAACTCTTCAATTGAAACTTTACCATCGTAACGTACACGTTGCTCCGAAAAAAAGCTTGTAGAATAGCAATAAACTAATGTTGGTAGTCCGTATATATCAATATTACCAGACCAAGAAGCCTCAGTATTTATAATTCCGTAATCATCGTGTTTTAAAATTCCAGCCATACCTTTATAAAATAAGCAAAGTTCAAGCCATCTTTCGTTCATCGTTTCGGGTAAATTTTTCCACTTAAAAATTGAAGTTGCAACACGTTTTAATCTATCAAAAAAATCAATGAAAGTAAAATTATTAAGTATATCTGCTGATATTACATCTTGATTATTACGATTTTTGGGTTGCTTAAATTTTGGAAGTCTTGTTCCAGAATAAATATTAGGTAAATTCATATTATACCTCCTTATCTGTTATTTTGCGAATAATCGCCAAAAGTTGCTGGGTTATGCCATAAAGTAACACCTTCGTTGAACATTGCTTTAATTTCTAATAAGTCCAATTGTGGAATTGGAGCAGTAATATTCATACCAGCAGTCTGAATATAGTTCCAATTTGGTCGATTATTAAGGTTTGGCATTTTAAGTTCGTCTGTTTCATAGCCATACATAGAAAAATATTTGTCAATTCTTTTTGCAAATTGATTTTTAATTGTATATCTACTAAAAATATTTTTATCAAATAAATTATATCCAATCAAAGTTGCGTTAGAAGAACTTAAATTTGCATTGTCTGGTAGCATTTGTTGTTGTTCAATTTGAGCCAACATTCCTTTGACATAATATTCGTAATTAATGTCTTGATTTACAATATTTTGTGCTGATGAAAGCGAATTACTAACCAAATTAGTTACTGCATTTGCCATATCCATTCCAGTAGTTTTATCAGATTGTGATTTGTCAACCATATTTCCAATTGCTTGTGCACCACCTAATGAACCTTGAATAGCAGTTCCTAATCTATTTACATTATAGCTACTTTGAGTTTGTAAAAGGTTATTTTTCATTGTTGGCATTGAAGTAGCAAGCCAAGAATTAAAATAATCATTTCTACTTGAAAGAGTTGGATATCCACTAACACTTGCAATATCACTCATACTATCGCCATTTGCACCTCTATAATTTTGTGGTATAAAATAAATAGAAGGGTTTGGATTTACTTCCGAAATTAAATTAAAAACGGGAGTATTATTTGCAAAATTTTCATAGCGATAAATTTTACTTTGACCATTAACGGGGTTAAATCCAACGTAAATATATGGATAAGTTCTTAATTTTTGATTAATTGGTACATATCCATCAAGTTCATTTGGTAAACTTACCAATGTTTTTTGAATTGGTGGTTGGTTATAAGTATTGCCTCCTATGTAAACATATGTGTTATCTATTCCAATTATTGCTGTTCCAGATCCAGAGTTTAAATAGTCTTGAACTGCTAAACGAGGAACTGAAAAGCAACTTAAAATATATTGACTTCTATTTTCATCAGACTGAAGTTGTCCGATAACACTGTTATAAGCATCTAAAGTTGTGCAAATAATAAAAGTTACAGTTTGTGCAATACCGTTTGCAATATATCCTCCGTCGCCAATTGGAATATCTGTTCCATTACTATTCCAAGTATTTCCTAAATATGCTACTACCCACACTGGTTCTAAATTGTCAAATTCCGCAGTACCTCCGATTTTATATTCTCCTGTTTCAAGTCCTTCTGGAATTAGATTAAAACCTGGGTAATCATCAGACACATTACACATTTCACGTTTAACAAAACTTTCATAATATGTTAAATCAAATTGCCAAGTTTGCCAAGGGTCTGTTGCAATTTGAACTGCTGTATTACCTCTTGTTATAAATTCCACATTTGTAACGAAAGCATAAAACCATTTGTTAGTATAATCTGTATTTCTGTACATAACATAATTAAAATTGTAACAATCATCAACATTTTTATTTAAACGTATCACACTATTTTTTCTTATATAATTCACATGATCATATCTTGCAACTTCATGACTTGCAAAATAATTTTCTTGTTCTTCTTTATTTTTAAATGTGAGTTGATTTTTCATATCCATTTCTATTGGAATATGTAAAAATCTAACTTCTGAATTAGGTGTATACATAATATAACCTCCTATGTAAAAAAGGGTGGATATACCACCCTATAAATTTAAATTATGAATTAACATTAAATGTAAATACTTGTGTTACTGTTCCAGCTTTTAATTCAATATCTACAGTTGGGTTCGCATAAGCTGTTTTAACTGTAATATTTAAATTTTTACCATCAATTTGTGCTGTCACATTTGTTGAAACATCTGAACCGCTATATTTTATTGATTTAACAGATACTGTATCTGTTGATTGAAATGGAGTTAAAACAACACTATAAGTTTTTTGTACTTCCTTTGTAAGCTGTCTATCTGTTGGATTTAAATTAATAGCAGTAGCTGAAACTGTTGGCAAGCTTGTAGCAAATATTATCGCATTTGCTAAATAACTAAAGTTATACATTTTAATATTGTTTAAGAAATATTGCCATACTCTATTTGAAGCGATATATTGAGTATCTAGCCACATATCTTGTGTTTTAATTTTAAACCAACTTCTATCTGCCATAATTCCATAAATAGCTGAACCATCAAATATTTTTTCTTCTGTGTCTGGGTCTATAATGTCGAAATTATCGATACCCTTAATATTCCCCATAAGTGTTGACTTATCTATATTAAAAGCACTAGCCAACACCTCGACATCAATATAAGATAAAATATCATTTCTAATTAAGAATACAACATCACTTGCATTAGTCCATGTTTTGAATTTCATTCCATTACCGCCAACTTTATTCCAAGCGTTGTAATTAGAAGATGGCAATTGGAAATTTAAAAAGTAAGTTCTTGCAAGTCTTACAAATTGTTTAGCTTTGTCGGCATCTGAAACCTCGTCAATTTGTTCAATAATTACTGCATTATTATTATATGCACTTGAAACTAAATTTTTTGTAAAATTAAATTCTTCAATAAAAGCTCCATTATATAAGCTATCTGAAATTGCAGTTAAAAATTCATCTAAATTATCCCAAGTTGTAAAAGCTCTGTGTAATAATCTATTATTAACAGAAACGGGATATTGTCTATCTTTATTAATATTAAAATATTGAACTTTTATATCTGCGTCATATCTTTTTAATATTCCCTCAAAATCGTTTGCATCAAAATTTCTACCCTTTGCTGGGTTTACTGCTATATCTTGAACAGAATATCCAAGTGGCATATTACTACCTTCTAAGAATTTTAATGGGTTCATAAACATTTTTCTTTGAATTTGAGTAGTAACAATTCTATTAATTAATACTCCAAACCATTCGTTTTGAATTACGGTATAATCAAGAATAGGTTTACCATATTCAGAAATGTCCATAGTTGCTGTTATCTCTGGAACTGCTTTTTTAAATGTATCAGAAGCAGTTGTTCTTGCATCGTTTAATGCGTTCATTAAACCAGTTTTTATTGCTTTTGCCATATTTTTACCTCCTTTTAATCTTTAAAATTTCCTTTTTCATCGAAAATATCCTCAATTGTAATTTTCTTTTCTTTTTGGTCTTCATCTTCATTATAATCATTATTATTATTATTTGCAATATTATTTGAAATTTTTTGAATTAAATTCCCATTTGTTTCTAATACTTTTTTATATTTTTCATTTAAATCATTATAATTTTTTTCTTTTTCTTCTATTGTATTATTTAAGTTAGTGTTATCTTCTTGTAGTTCAATTAATGTATCATTAATTTGTGCGTAACTATCTTCTCCGACTGTTTCTTTAATTTTATTTAATCTTTTTTGATATTCTTCGTTTGTCATATCCTCATTCCTCCTTTTAATGACATAAACCATTTTTTCCAATTATTTAAATTTCTAAACATTGGTGTGGGTGGTGTAGGTGGCTCTGGTGTAACTGAACCATCATACTCTACAATAGTACCTCTAATATTTGGAATTCCTAGGGGTTCTACTGGATTTAAGAAATTATCACAATTCCAAGCTTGAGTTTTAGATAGCTCTAAGTGTAAATGCACACCCGTGACTTTGCCAGTAGCTCCCATTTTTCCTATTATAGTTCCAGTGTTTATTTTATCTCCTACATTTAAAGAAATCGAACCATAAACCATGTGACAATATCTATAATATAAACCAGTTTTATTATCTCGAAATTGAACTTGATTACCAAGTGCAGGACTTGAACCTTGCGAATTTTTAAATACATAAACTACTGTTCCATCATCTACGCAACCATATAAATCGGGATTATGTGCATTAGTTCCACTTTGCGGAAAATCACAACCCGTATGAAATCCACATTGATAACCACTATCAGCAACACCATATGGATAACCCACTTCACATTTAATATGAAGTGGACTATATTTTGTTTTTACTGTTTCTGCCATTTAATTACTCCTTATAATTAGAATTAATCATATATCCAATGTCGCCAGTAACACGGATTTTAACTTTATCCCAAGTAAATCCGTTATTTTTAGCAACATTTTTTTCTAAAATATACAATGTTGTGTTTGGTATAAATAAACCAATTATTTCGCTTGATGTGTTTGGTTCTTTTCTTAAATTAGTGTTATGATTTAAAGTTTTTAACACATTTGTATTTATTTGATAATTACTAGAATTATACCAACCAACTTTGTTAGGAATACCCATATATGTTGCTGGATTTGAATTATCATTATATTTATTACTTGAATTTCTTATTTCGAAATGTAAATGTTTACCCGTTACGTTGCCAGTTGCTCCCATTTTTCCGATAACTGTTGTTCGTAAAACTTCTTGTCCAGTTTTCTTATATATTTTAGATAAATGACAAAACCAATGATATTTCCCATCTTCATTATTTTTTACGACAATAAAATTACCATAAGAAGTATCAAAACCAGTTCTTACTACGTGACCATTACAAGATGAATAAATATTGTCACTTCCTATTAAGTCTATTCCAGTATGCCACCCAGCACTCCAATTATTTCCTTTTTTATGATAAATACATGTAACTTTAAATTTTCCAGTTAAAGGTATATTTGTTGCCATAATTATTCCTCCTTATCTTTTAAGAAATCAAAAATTTTTAAATTTATTCCCATGTCATTCAAATTCTCTAAAATTGAAACAATTTCCATTAATATTAAATATGCAGATATTCCGTATAGAATACTATCTAAATTAAAAGCAAATTTAAATACAAAACCTAATAGTATACATAATATTTCGGCACATTTCTTTAAAATTCCGTCACGCATTTTAGTACTATCAATACTTTTATTAATTACTGCCTTAATATATCCAGATAATATATCAACTAACATTACTATAATAGGTGCAATTATTGTCCAGCTTAAATGTGAAAAATGTAAATAATTAAAAAATTCCATGATTTGATTTTCCATTTTAACCCTCCTTTTCATCTTTATTAAATAATAACATATCACTAGCTTTTTTTAAAGTTTTTTCTTTAATTTCAAAAGGAGTTTCAACTAATACTACACCTCCTGGCAAATGTTTATATGTTAATTTGCCACCGCACGAAAAACCTATTTTAAAATCATCAATATTAAATTCAGATATATAATCTTTAGAATATATTTTATATTCGTATTTTTTAGTTTTATTATTAAACCTTATACAATTTTTTGGCATAGAAGCACACGTGATTTTTAATTCTCCGTCTATTCTTTCAATATATGTTTTTTGCCTTAAAAATATTGCTTCTGTAAATGTGCTTTCATGTTTCCAAGCTCCTAATTCATAGTCATCTATTTTGCAAAATTTCTTTGCATCCTCAATTGGAAGTAATGTGTGTATACTATCAGTATCAGAATAAATATATAAATTTTTTCCATACTTTTTTAATGAATAATCAACAATTGCTTGACTTGTTTCAATTGTAAGTTTTCTTGCATAAGAAGTTATAAAAGAACCGACTGGTAAGTATATAGGTTCTCTTTCTTCGTAATCAGAAGTTTTAAAATGCACAATTCCATCTAAACCTAAATACGGTATTTTATGCCTAATTTTTGGATTTAAAGCAAATTTTCCATACAAGGAATTTAATTGTAATTTACTTATTATATACATTAAATAATTATTTTCTTTTTTAGCTTGTATTTTTGTTTCTGTGTAAAAATCTACATATTTATTAAATAAACCATTTATACTTTTAAATTCCCAACCTTCAATATATAATAAATCATCAACTTTATAATGTTCAAAAAATAATTCCATATCAATGTTAGTCATAGTCAATATTTCAATTCTTCCATTTGAAGTTGTTAAATATTCATTCTCTTGATATCTATTCGTATTTTTTATTTGCAATATTGGAAGTTTATTTTCTTTAAGTTCAAAAGAACATGCAAATTTTTGTATATACAAGTCATAAACTTTATTATGGACATATTGACCCTCATAATGTTTAGGAATACCCCAAGGCATTTTACAATTTCTCATACGTGATGGATAAAGAGAATTTACATCTAATACAATACCTTTTTCAACTTTTTTACCAGCATATTGAGGATTTAAATAAACATATCCACCTTTATAACTTTGTCTAAGTTCTCCATCTATCTCAGTTAAATTTGGGAAATAATGTTCAAACTTTGCTTCACTTAACATTTTCTTAAATGTTGCTAAAGCATTACTTGCACTTGTCATTTGTTTTAAACCTTTATCGAAAAAACCTTTTAATGCTTTATTCATAATTTGTATATCATTTGTTATATATTCTTTTTCATGATCTGTTAATTTGTGATATTGATTTCTAACAGTATCATAATCAAGTTCTAACTTTTGCTCTTCTAGTTTTAGATCTTTAGCAATTTTTGATACTGAAAAAGGTAAAATTTTAAAACTATCATAAAATTTATATTCTTTTAATTTTCCATTTTGATTATACCAAAATGTAATATTAAAAAATTGCCCCATATCAGAAATTAAGCAAGTATATTTTCTATGTGCTTTATCTTCTTTACTTTCAACATATTCAAAATTGGAATTTTCAAGAAAATCCAAAATATAGCTACCATCAAATTTTAAATTGTGGAAATAATAAATTCCTGGATTTTCTATAACTTCTGAAATAAACGCGTCAATATTATTACCAAAATGAATATATTCATTCCCTTTTCCAATTTCACAAAAAGCATATGCCCAAACCCAACATTTATTTGTATCCCACTTAATAGTAGAAGTTTCAAAATCCGCAACATATCTTTTCATATAATCATTCCTTTTATACTTTCCATATTTGATAATCTGGATTTTGTCTTGCAAATTCTTGGGCTTTTCTTAAAGTTTCAAACCATCTTATTATTTTTCCGGTTCGTTTTGACTTTACATAATATTTATATCTGTTCTCATTCATATAATCTTCGTCATCTATATCACTAAATAAATTATGAAAACTTTCTGCAGTAAATTCGTTATCTGAAATAAAAGTTAAGTCTTTTAATAAATCATTATTCTTTAATTTATCATAAAATTCTTGAGGCGATAATTTATTAAGTTCATTATATATTTTTCTATTACCTTTAAACCCTGCAAATTTTTCTTTAAATGTTTTTAAATATTTTACTTTGTATCTATATGCTTTTAAATCTTCATTAATTGGATTTCCTAGTGCTTTAAGCATAGATAAAGCATCATTTCTTTTCTTTCCAGTAAATGAATTAAAATTTAAAGCTTTTTGAGCATTTAGCTGCAAATCTAATAAATTATCCCCAGTTAAATTAGAATTTTTTAAATTCATTTTTACTCTTATTTTAGCAATTCTTATTTCGTTAGCTTCATACCTAGAAAAACCATTAGATAATATTTCTTCTGAACCTCGACGTGTGAATCTTAATAATCTATTTATTTCTGCATTTAAATTAGCTGAACTTGAAATGATTTTCCTTAAATCTCTAACACTTGCTTTTTCTGGTAAATTACCTTCATAGTTAGAATTTGCAAGTCTTGTTATTTTTGCATTATAATTTTTTACTGCTCTATTTAATCTTTCTTTTTGACTACTTGTCCATCTTATCATTTATGATCACTCTCCTTTTAGCATTAATTCAATACTAAAAGAGGTTTTATAAACTTTGTTAAGTTTAATATCTTTTATACAATAATTATTCATTTTAATTTTATTATAAGTTAATAAACCAATTAATAAATCATAATTATTAGTTGTCATAAAAGATTTTAAAAAACAAAATGATATATTATTTTTATTTTTTATAAAATCTTTTGTAAATTTTTTTAATTTTGCTTCGCTAGAAAAATAAAAAACGTAATGTCCTATTCCATACCAATATATAGAATTAATTAAATTTATATATGTTCCAGCTCTGTTCTTATCTTTATTTTGCATATTACACCTCCAATATTTAAATAAAAAAGAGGTATAATCATACCTCTATTAAATTAATTTAAAAGATAAACTCTTAAATTGACTATTCTTTGCTTGCTTTTCACATATTTCTAATATGAACTCGCCATTTTCCATTAATTGTTTTGCATTTTGTAGTTTTTGTAAAACGTTCATTAAACTTATAGTAAAAGAAGCAGAACCAGTAACATATGAGTTTCCTTCATCATCTACTAATATTGTGATAAATTTGTGTGAATATTCTTTTACTATTTCCCCATTTTCATCAACTTCGGGTTCATCAAGCTTTTTAGTTAATTTCTTTACTAAAACATCTTTTACGATGATTTTTTCTCCTTTGCAATCATTTAATTTAAAATCTACGACATTTTCCAAATTTAATAATGTTTTTTCATTTTCAATTGTTGTGAATATTTCTTGTCTTGTCTTTCCTTCTTTTTTAAGTGCATTTATATCATTTACACTTATCATATCCATTCTTTGATTTTCTTCCATAATAATTCCTCCTATAATTTTTTCACTAAATCATTTAATGCTTGTTTTAATGAGCATGGCACTTTTTCACTAGATGTTTCAGCACATGCTAAAGCTAGCATACAAGCTAAGTCATTTGCGTTAAAATAACCTTGTTCTAATAAATTTTCACATAATGTTTCAAATTCTATTGCAATGTTATGTGGCCTACCTTCTATAAGTGATTTTGTTTGTCCATTAATAGTTTCAATCTTAATCATTAATTATTCCTCCTTTCATTTAATATAAGATTGAGTGCTATGGTTATATTATACATATACTTGTATAGTTTGTCAACACATTTTTAAATTATTTTTTAATTTTATGATTATTGAAATATATTATGTCGAGTAGAAAAATAAAAATTTAAAATTAGTATTGTA